TCCCGGTAGCATAAGGCAAGAAGGGGGAGACTGGAATTCTGATAATGCTACATCCATGGCACAAAAATATCCGGAACAAGACCCTGCAAAAACAGACGATATAGCTTTTTCTGGATTAAAAGGCCCCTTAAAACCTTTAACTCCTGTACACGAAGTTATACATAGAGGTTTAAACCAGTTAAGAACAGCCTTCCCTTATGATAAGGTTTTAGAAACAGAAGGTGAAGATGTTGCTAGGGTACTTTATGAACCAAGTGTTGAGCATGTTTTGATAGAAGCCATACTTCAGAGTAGGGGACATCAAGAAACTGACAAGTATAGGTATAGAGATAGTATACGCCTAACCGATTCAAGTTTACAGAAGATCTATAGATCTATTACTCCTATATTTAAACTATCGAATAGTTTATTAGAAAAAAATGGCTACAATTCCGAACAAGTCATGGCAGAACTAGCAGAAGAAGAAGCTGGTAGAATGAAAAGCTATGGTAAAGATGTCGGACAACCTGGATTATGGGATAAATTTAAAACAAAATTAGGCTTTGCTACTGGCGGTCTAGCAACAGAAGAAGCCCCAAGGAGCAACTCAATGAAAGATCAAATGAAAATGTTTGCAGAGGGTGGTATCAGAGATGATGGCATGGATGTAGACCCAGTATCAGGCAATGATGTACCTTCAGGTTCTCTTGCAAGTGAAGTACGTGACGACATACCAGCTCAGTTATCTGAGGGAGAGTATGTAGTACCTGCTGATGTTGTTCGATACTTTGGTGTACGTGTCTTTGAAGAAATGCGTATGGAAGCAAAACAAGGCTTGCAAACGATGGAAGCTAATGGTAGAATAGGCGGTGAACCAATAGAACCACCTATGCAACAACAAGATGAGCAGGGTGTTACTGACGCTGATATGGCTTCTCTTGAAGATATGATGCGTACTGGTGTAGCTAATGGTGGTCTTATGGATAAGATTGCTTATACAGCTATGAATGATCCTATGGTTAATAGTAAATTAAACCAAGGTGGTATGGCTATAGGTTATGCCCCAGGTGGTATGGTAGCTTCTCCTTATAATGACCCTACTAAAATTGATCAAGTTATTAGTCAATTTATGGAGATGACTAAAAAGAATCCAGCTATTATGGATGAATTAGCTAAACGTGGTATTTCAATTAATCGTACCAGTGCTACTGAAAAACCAGATCAGATGGCTCAAGGTAATGCTCCTGTTGAAACAACTAATCCTATAACTAACCAAACTCCTGTTATGGCAGCAGAGGGTGCATTAGTAAATACAGGTTTTAATAGCTTAAGTGAAGATCAACAAAAAAACTATGTAACCTCTCCTACAACCATGTCTTCTATGTTTGGAATACCAGGAGGTTCTTACTTCTATCAAGGTCCAGGAGTTCCTAATAAACCCGTTGAAGAACAAAATCAATGCCCTCCAGGACAAACTTTTGATGAAGAAAAACAAATGTGTGTTGTTACTACAGTAGCAGCTGAACCTGTTGAATCTGTTACAGATACTATAGATCAAAATGATAAAGAAAATCCTATCTATGATCCAAAAAAAGAGTGGCGTTATACTTCAACTCAAACTGATTGGTCAAGTGCCACTGCAGTTGATGATTATTTAAATAGTATAACTGAGGTAAAACCTGAAGGCTTTCTAGATAAAGCTTTAAAGGCATCTCCTATTGGCTTTGCTTTAAGTCTGGCTGAAAAAGAAAATATAAAGATGGCTGGTTATAAACTTGATGCCGAAAAATTTATTGCAGAAGAAATAATTGGTGGTGCTGTTGGCATTAAAAACACAAAAGTAATTGATGCTCACAAAACAAAGTGGGCAAAAACATTAACGCCAGATATGCAGGAAAAGGTAAATACAATTAACCAAGCAGCAGTAGCACAAAGTGTAATAAATACAGTTAGAGAACTTGTTCCAGATGCGTATAAAAACATAGATTTCACTGGAAAAAATAATACGCCAACAATTGCAGACCTTCAAAAAAATATGACAAATGAAATACGTGAGGCGTTAATATCAAGTAACCGTGGTGGTATTATAACTGCTTCTGCATCAACTGCAGATAAAACTACTATAAGGGGAAGCGACACCGAGGAAAAAAGAGCAAAAGCATCAAATATAATGACTAGGCAAAACCAAGAAGCTGAAAGTGCTAGGGCAGAAAGAAAGCGAGACAGAGAAAAATCTAATACCTACTCTGGAGGTAATAGTAGTGGCTATGGTCAAGAAGGCGCAGGAGATGGCGATCGTGATGGCGATCGTGAAGATAGAAGCCCTGAATTAAATGAATATGGCCGTGCTGATTTTTACAAAGGCGGACTAATGAAGAAAAGAAAAAATAAATAAATACCTATAAGGTATCCAAACAATAATAAGGCTACCCAGCAATTTTGCTGGCCCCAACATAAGGACTATGGATATGTCAGAATTAAGCGTAATGGAAAGCCCGAAATCAGCAGGATTTGTTGATCGAGGTTACAATAAAAATAAAAAACGTCTAGAGATGGAAGCAGAAGAAAAAGAAATTGCTAGACTAGAAGCAGAGGCTCGTGGTGAAACTGTTGAAGAAGAATCCGATGGCGAAGGATCTGAGACAGCCGAAGTATCGAATGCAAGTAATACCAAACAAAAAGATACCGAAGCGGAAGCCGAAGCATCAGAAGATGATTCAAAGCTAAGTCGTGAAGAAAAGTCTTTTAAGAAACGTTACGGAGATCTTCGCCGCCACATGTCTGAGAAAGACAAAGAGTGGCAAGAACGTTTTGAAAAATTAGAAAAAGGTGGTACTATTGTTGCCCCTAAGTCTGATGAAGACATTGAGGCATGGGCATCTGAGTACCCTGATATTGCTGGTATAGTAGAAACAATTGCTACTAAAAAAGCTAAAGAATTATTTAGTAAAGCAGAAGATCGCTTACAACACCTAGATGAAATGCAGTATGAGACTATGCGTAAGTCAGCTGAAGCTACTATCTTAGAGTCACACTCAGACTTTATTAAGCTAAGTAAGTCTGATAGTTTTCATGACTGGGCAGAAGAGCAACCTATATGGGTTCAAAATGCTGTCTTTGAAAATGCTGATGATGCTCGTTCTGTAATTAGAGTTATTGACCTTTACAAGGTTGACAAGGGATTAACCAAACAAGATAAGAAGGCTGGTAAAAAAGCAGCTGCTGGTATGGTTAGTAGAACTTCAAAGACTAAGTTAGATGCTGAGGAAGCTGGCGGACAAATCCGTGAGTCTGATGTAGCTAAGATGTCTAACAAAGAGTTTGGAGATCGAGAAGACGAAATTAACAAGGCTATGAGCAGTGGTAAATTCGTTTATGATATAACTGGAAGTGCACGTTAACTATTGACAACTGCACAAACAGGAGTATAACTAAGAGCAGAATATAAAGAGCCTCCTCAAGGACTACCTCTAATTCTGCTTTACTAAAAACTGAAACAAGAAAATAAGAACCACCTGAGTAAGTACAGGCCCAAGTTCTAATTGGTTGGCCGACTGATTTAAACTTGCACCCTGGAAACCATTCAGCCCCTTAGTATTAATGTTTAGTTTCATGAGTCGGGATGTAAAACAACTCACTCTTCGCTGAGATATACATCTCAATTTTTAAGCCAAACACCTATGGAGGATTTAACATGGCTTTTTCAACATCAGGTGGATATGGAAACTTACCTAACGGTAACTTTAGTTCCATTATCTACTCAAAAAAAGTACAACTTGCTTTCCGCAAGAGTACAGTCGTAGGCGACATAACTAACTCTGATTATTTTGGGGAAATTGCAGCCCAAGGTGATACAGTGAAAATTATTAAAGAACCTGAGGTAAGTGTGAGCCAATACTCACGTGGTACTCAGGTATCAGCACAAGATCTTGACGATGAAGATTTTTCACTAATCGTAGACAAAGCGAATTATTTTGCTTTTAAGATTGACGATATAGAAGAGGCCCATTCCCACGTTAATTTTATGGATATGGCAACTAACCGAGCAGCTTATCGCTTGGCTGATAACCATGACCAAGAAGTTCTAGGTTATTTATCAGGTTTTAAGCAAGGCTCAGTTCATGCTAATGCTAATGCTGTTAATGATGTAGTAAATGGTACTGTTGCTGTAGCAACTGCTGGTACAGATGAATTACTAACTTCAATGAAGTTAAACAAAGGTTCATTCTCTAATATCACAACAAGTTCAGCAGGGGATCACTCTATTCCTTTGACTGCACGTATGCCAGGCGCAACATCACTTCCAACAGCTGTTGCATCTCCTGCAATGGTTATTGCTCGTATGAAACGTTTGTTAGACCAACAGCAGGTTGACTCACAAGGTAGATGGCTTGTTGTAGATCCAGTATTTATGGAAATCTTAGCTGACGAAGATTCACGTTTTATGAACGCTGATTTTGGTGAAGCTGGTGGTTTACGTAATGGTTTAGTCTTGAATAACTTCCACGGTTTCCGTGTATATACTTCAAGTAACTTGCCAGCTGTAGGTACAGGACCAGGTACTTCAGGTTCTACTAACCAAAATGTAAATTTTGGAGTGTTAGTAGCTGGACATGATTCTGCTGTAGCAACTGCTGAACAGATCAACAAGACTGAATCGTATCGTGACCCTGACAGCTTTGCTGACATTGTTCGTGGTATGCATCTATATGGTAGAAAGATTCTTCGTCCTGAAGCAATCGTCACTGCCAAATATAACGCAGCATAAGGGAGGAAATAACTTATGGCTACTTTAACTGCCCTCTTAGCACCAACTCGTGGTGTTGGCAACCCTTCACGTAAACCTTACATGCAAGAACTTACTATTGATCTAACTGCACAGGCTATTGACTGTTCATCTGGTGATATTGTTCAGTGTATTACCATACCCGGTAACACTGTAGTCTTGTCTGCAGGTGTACAAGTTGTAGAAAGCGCAACTCAAAACTCTGGGACTGACGCAACTGTCATTCTTGGTACTGCAATTGACGCTAACGAGTACGTTGCTGCATTTGACATTGATGGCGCAGCTGATCTTGCTTATGCTCCAACAGTTGCTCCTGCAGGTGTTATTGTATTGGCAACAGCTGATACATTAGACCTAACCTTTGCAGGTTCTGGTGCAACTTTCACTGCAGGTAAGCTTCGTGTATACGCAATGCTTATGGACGTAAGTGAAGTTGGTGACAAGACTGCTAATGAAGTTGATCGTGACTTACTAGCATAAAAATATTTAGGGGCTTGCTTAATCGCTGGCCCCTTTACCACATCTTGAGGTAACATAATGACACTTACATATCTTACATTAACTAATGATGTTATTACTCGTATGAACGAAGTTGCATTAACTTCTGCTACATTTAACAATGCTAGAGGAATACAAATACAATGTAAGAATGCTGTCAATGAAGCAATACGTTACATTAATCAAAGAGAATTTGCTTACCCATTTAATCATGCAATTAATTCTTCTACCTTAGTTCCAGGTGTAGCAAGGTATACTTTACCTACTAGCACTAAACATGTAGACTATAATACTGCAAGAATAAAAAAAGATTCTGATTTAGGTTCTGTAGGTAGTAGCTTATCAATACTTACTTACAATGAATATATTAGCAAAAACTATGTAAATAAAGAAGATGAAATTGTTTCTACTACATTAAATGGGACTCATACAAATTCTGTAACAACATTAACTCTAGTTTCTACAACTGGTCTTTCTGCAACAGGTTTTATTTATATAGCTAGTGAGCAAGTTACTTACACTGCTATCTCTGGTAATACTATTACAGGTTGTACACGAGGTGCTAACGGAACTACTGCTGCTTCTTATGCAAGTGGAGTAACGGTAACACAGTTTAATAGTGGTAGTATACCTAGAAATATAGTACGTACTCCAGATAATAATTATTTGTTGCACCCGTTCCCTGACAAAGAATATAAATTAGTTTTTGATTACTTTACATTTCCTGAAGATCTATCTGCACACGGCGACACAACTACTATTCCAGACAGATTTAAACCTGTTATTGTAGATGGTGCTACTGCTTTTGCATATCAGTATCGAGGTGAATTAAATCAATACCAACTTAACTTTGCTAGATTTGAACAAGGAATTAAAAATATTCAAACACTGCTTATTAATAAGTTTGTGTATCTTAGCTCAACAGTAATAGAAAATAATAATGTGTCGGGTAGTAGTAGGTTAATAGGCTAATGCCAGATAGTTCTCAAACACAACCAGTAGCATTTAACTGTGAGGGTGGTTTAGTTTTAAATCGCTCCACGTTTCAGATGGAGCCAGGTCAAGCTTTAGTTTTAGAAAACTTTGAGCCTGACATTGAGGGTGGGTACAGAAGAATAAATGGTTTTCGTAAATACATTAATGTAATTGTACCACAAACATCTAATGCAAATGAAACCGTAATAGGATTAGCTAACTTTGCTAATGTAGTTATAGCTTGTAGAGGTGAAAAGGTATATCGTGCAGCTTCTACTGAATTAGCATTAACTATTAATCAAACCGATACAATGTCTGGTTCTGGTATAATTAAAGTAGATAATGCGACTGGTTTTCCTACAAGCGGTACTTTGACACTTCTTGGAGCTACAACTCAAAACGGTAGTACTGATGTTACCGAAACATTTGATTATACAGGGGTTAATTTAACCACTATACCAAATGAATTTACTGGTATAACACGATCTGGCAATAGTCAAAGTACAAAAGGTCAACACTTAGTAAATGTAACAGTTTCCCATGAGTGGATAGAAATAGACTCAGGAAGAACAGGTGCAGTAAAGTATAGAACTGAAAGATTTAACTATAATGGTAGCGAAAAGATTATCTTTGTTGATGGTGTAAATGCACCCGTAGTTTTTAATACTTCTTTTAGTACTACTGATGTAACTGCTACTGCAGTTGTAGGTTCTAAGTTTATTGCCTCTTTTAAATCTCATATGTTTTATGCAGGTAAATCTACTACACCAGAAGAGTTAATATTTAGTGTACCTTTTAATGAAGATGATTTTACTTCTGGTAATGGTGCAGGTAGTATTAGAGTAGACGATACTATTACAGGAATAAAAGTATTTCGTGATTCATTGTTTATATTCTGTGAGAATAGGATATTTAAACTGGTAGGAAACACTTCTAGTGATTTTCAAATGGTTCCCGTCACTAGAAATATTGGTTGTCTTAATGGTGATACTATACAAGAATTTGCAGGAGATTTAATTTTTCTTGCAGCAGATGGTCTTAGAACTGTTGCCGCTACTGCAAAGATTGGTGATACTGAACTTGGTACAATAAGCCGTAACGTTCAAAGTCTTTTTGATGAAAACATAATAGATTCCTCTCTCTTTGAAAGTGTAGTTATAGCTGATAAGACACAGTACAGAATCTTCTTTACAAAAGATGGACAAGCTGATAACATTACAAGATGTGTTGTATGTGTTAAAAAAGAACAAGGCAATTATGAGTTTTCAGAAATACGGGGAATAAAACCTGTAGTTACAGATACACTTGTAAGAGCAGGAGATGTATTAGTATTACACGGAGACTCTGCAGGATTTGTACACAGACAAGAAAAAGGTGATACCCTAGATGGTATACCAGTACTAGGACGATACAGAAGCCCAGATTTAAGTTTTGGAGACAGTGGCATACGTAAACATATGCAAAGAGTTATTCTTAACTTTAAACCTGAATCAGCTATAAGTGCAGACTTATTAATAAGATACGATAATGAAAACAATCAGTCTGCTAGACCGCCACCGTACTCTATTAGCTCTACAGATGTAGCTTCTCAATTTGGTGTAGCTGTATTTAGTACTGAGAGTAGTGCAGCAAGAAATGTGTTTGGGGGGCCTTCACAGCCTCTCTTAAGACAACCAGTAGAAGGCTCAGGTTTTTCTACGGTTTTAAGAATAAATGACAATGGTGAATCTAGACCATATTCACTAAAAGGGTTTCAGCTAGAATACCAATTAGGAGCAAGACGTTAAATGGGTGCTACATACACAAGACAATCTACATTTACTGATGGCGATGTTATCGACTCGGATCTGTTTAATAATGAGTACGATCAGCTATTGGCTGCTTTTGCCTCTAGTACAGGTCACACACA